GCAGTCAGGTTATCTAGCTTGTGATAGCCGCCGCTTGATGGTTGATTTCCAAGATAGGGCATTATGGTTTCTCCGGCCAGACTACATCGTTTAGATTACTATAGGTGTCGGTGATGTCACGCAAGGCTTGGCGATAGGCAGACATCTCTGATGATAATGTATTGTCTGACAAAGCTAGGTAGTCTGTCTCTGCCAGTTTTGCATCACGTTCTAATCTTAATGCAAACAACAAATCTTCTGCGCTTGGTGTTGGGTTTACAAATGTATTGTCAGCTTGTTTAATTTGACCACAAATAACAGTATCTGATACTTCGATAAAACCATCAGCCGCATTAGGTTGTTTTCGAATAACTACATTATCACTATTTAATAATACCCAAGCCATTTTTTATCCAATCTTTGCAACCCTAACGACAGTGTATGTTTCTGGGTTTTGATTTGCCGCAACACCAAAACCGCTATCAGCTTTTGCGGCACTAACTTTCATCCGTATGTCGTAGGTATTGTTTGCTGTAATAACTACTCTTGCAGTGCCAGTAGATAGACCAACGGTATAACTTGCCGCTGAGTTAGAATAACCACTTGTTCCTGTTTCAATAGTTGCAGAACCCGTTATGTCATAAAGAACGGTAGTAGCGGAATTTGACCTAAAATGAGGACACTCCCATTCAATAATGTAAGTTCCGGCGATTAATGTAAACTGGTTAGATGCAACAGTCACGATGTTGTCAGGGTCAAACACTACAGTATTTAAATCTCGTGTAGAATAAGATGTAGTTGATGTACCGCCAGCGGTGCCAGTCGGCTTTTGGTCAGAGATAACGGCATAAGAAATAACGCCACTAACCGTACCAGTAAACCCAAAGTCATCAGTTAAATCAATACTGTCTGCATCTAGCTTTGAAAGTGCCATATCTTACTCCGGCTTTGTAGGCCACACCACATCGTCTAATGATGAATAGCTATCAGTAATATCACGCAGTGCCTGACGGTATGTAGTCTGAGCCGCAGTCATTGTCGGCGTATCAGACATATCCCACCAGTCAGTCTCTGCAATTAAACGGTTACGCTCTGTGCGTAATTCGTTCAGCTTAAAAGCCGCCAGCAACTCAGCTTCCTTGGTTGCCACCGCAGAGGCATCCCAAGATACAGTGTTGCCATCGGCATCCTTCGCAACAGCATCAACACCGCTACCGCTGATTGTAACTACATTTGGATGTAGTGCGTAAATTGCTTCGTGTTGCATTGGTTATACTCCGATTTCGATTGCGGTTAAAAAAGATTCAAACATCCCAGAATTATAATAATTACTATTAAAATAAGTTGTTACAGTAGTTCCACTTGGGTTTCCAATTTGAGCCGTGTAAGTTATTTGGCTTGTTGTAGAAGGCTCATCCAACGCATTTATTGACGCACACCAAACAGTATTTTCTAAATTGCCAACATAATTAACACGCCCCAACTGAAGCGATATAGCAGTGCTATCTCTTATGACCCTCATAGTAGATGGATAGTTTGAAGCAGATGAATTATGATAAAAACTACCAAGCACAAGAATTTTACTGGTGGTGGCAGAAGGTGTTATGTTTAAAGTCAACGCGGTATCAGCATAGTTTGGGGCTGTATTTGTTCCCGCAGTCAAACTAAAAGATGCGCCAGCAGTTACAGAGGCGTGTTCCACATTTAAAACCTTGCCAGCAGACACCCCTGTCAAACCAGAACCATCACCGCTAAATGATGTGGCAGTCATCGTGCCGCTAGATGTGACATTGCCAGTAAAGTTACCAGTCGTTGCCGCAAGTGGCGATGTCGTTGGATGGCTAACACTACCAACAGCCTTGCCTTGGAATACAACATAGAAATCATCTGTCGCCGCAATCGTGCCAGTCATAGTCAGCGTTGTGCCTACGGCTGAATAGGCCACAGTTGGTTCCTGACGCACGTTGTTTACAAACACCTCAATCTCTTGGGCTGATGAAACAGCGTGGCTAAGTGTAAAGCTAGTGCCAGTGCCGCCTGTCAAATCTTGATAGGCAACAGACTGAAAGGCAGCGGATGGTGCGTTACCTAAATACGGCATCAGGTGATCTCCATAATGCTCAATATTGCGTCAACTTTTGCAGATGTATCACTGTCAATCTGCAAGATGTCACCAGCTTGTAAGATGTATTTGTTACCCGCCATCAATTCCAACGAACCGCCACCAACGATGGGTGCGCCTTTGATAACAAATACAGTCTCGTTGGTCTGAGTTGCCACTGGTTGTCCCGCATCAACGGTTGTTGACACAATCTTAACGTCAACCGTAATGCTGGCTGTGTCATTGTTTGCCAGTGTCAAGCCAATGATAACTGACGTTGTTAACGCCGGAACTGTATACAAAGCATCGGGCGTACCAGCGGCGGCTGGCATCAACCCATTAGTTTTTAGTTTAAAGGTGTTAGCCATTTCCTTATCCTAACGCTATTGCCAATGCTGTAGCGGTATCAGCCGCCACACTTTCAATCAAAGATGTTTGCAATGTAGCAACATCAATGAACAAAACATAATTAGATGAATTTACATTTGTATCTAATGGCAACACACCAGCAGATGTGTGAGCCGCACTAACCCGATACACATTGTTTGTTGTTGTGTCTGTGACCGTATCTCCTACAGCATAAGCAACACCAGCCGACCAAGCACCTTTGTAGTCACCAGAAGATGAAGCAACGATTGGTGTACCGCTTGCATCAAATGACAAAAACTTTCCGGCTCTGTCAGCCGCAGATGGCAACTCAAGATTTAACGCGCCAGTTGTATCAAAGTCAGTCAAACGAATAGTACGGCCTACAGCGTCATCAAGGTCAGCTGCAATAGCCATAAACTTATCAAGCTCTGTGTTAAGAGAAGCTACATCAAATGGGCCAGATGTTGGGAAATCAGTTACACGCTCAAGTTCAACATCGCGTGTTATAACAACCGTGCTACCACCAGATATGCCAGTAACTTCATTGCCAGATGTAAAGTGAATATAACCAGTTGTGCCAGATGTATGAGCGATTGTATTGCCAGAATCATCAGCTGTTGTGTATTTAGTTGTTAGTGTTTGAAGAGTTTCATCAACATATACGTTAAGGTCTTCATCTTCGAAGAACTCAAACGGCACAACAAACGCAGACTGTGTAACGCCTTGCGCCACAGTGTACGATATACGAGGGTTGTTATCACTTAAATTAATAGTCATGCTAATCCCCTATCATAGCAACAATGCAGTACACAACGCACAATCAATTACGTCCAACACTGCCAATTAACTCACGCATATCATCACGAATTGGATATAGGCCAATGAATGGCAACGTATACTTCAAACGCTCTGCACCATCAGATACATCGCCATTCATAAAATCACGCAATGCTCTGCCATATTCCAAACCAAGCCCAGCTGGTGCGCCAAATGGCTCAATAAATGCATCCATCATACGCTCGTCTTTATTAGGACTAACATACTTTGGAGGTATTGGAGTATCTAGGCCAAGGTTCCCGGCAATGTTTAAACCTGTATATGCAAGATCAGAGTAGATACCAAGCACACCAGAGTGATCAATAATCCGAGCAAGTATCTCAGGTAATTCACGCTTTTCAAACCAGTAATCAGGCTTCTTAATTGCCAGTGACATATAAGAAAGTCCGATCAAGGCAGCTACACCTTGCAATCTATAACGCCTATTAGGATCGCGCACAGCACCAAGTATCTTATTGTTGGCACCGAAAGCAAAGTTCATAAAGGTAAATGGCAATGTCATTAATCCGCTTTCAATACGCACCATGTTTTCATTACCAGTGCGCAGCCGCTTCTCAATAGGAAACTGTGATGGAAACTTTTTCCGTACGGCTTGAAAGAATGGATTGTCACGGATATACGCAACACCATCGACAATTATGGGTTTGTCAAATGTTTGCCCCATAACGATTGTATTATTTGCGTGTGAGTTAAGAGCAGCCCTGTATCTTCTTAATATCTCACGTTCAGCACCAGTTGATTGAGGCCATGCATCAGTATTCGCAAACTCAAAGTCAAACCTGTCATGCTTTTCAGTAGGGGCTTTGGCTATAAACTTAGCCATATCTTCATCAATCCCATACCGTGCAAGATACTCACGATCAAACAAAGATATTTTGCCATCAGCCCATTTGCGTGACAGCTTGATAAATTTATTATTGGTAATAATCTGATCTAATGTTTTGCCAGCAAAAGTAATTGGAGCAAGACCATTAGCTGTATACATAATTTGGTTGCCGCGCTGAATAACACGCTCATTAAGGTTAGGCTTAACCCTTCTTACAGTGTCGCTAAGAAGTTCTCTTGCATGGACATTCTTGGTCATCTCCAACAATTCACCAGCAAGCTGTGCCTCACGGATAACCTTGCCGGTAAACGCTGTATCAGTAGCAGCAGCGGCTGCACGAAACACTTCGCGCATGCCATGCGCCATAACAATA